GGTTCTCACCGTTGTAGAATCTAACTTCCCGGCACAGCTTGTTGGCCTTCTTGTTGTTCAGCTGGGCCAGCGCGTCCATCACGTTCAGCGTGTCGCTCTCGCTTGGCACCTCGCTGCCCACGCTGCCCGTGCCTATCAGTACCAGGATCGAGTTCCGGCGCTTCTTCATCAGCCCCATCAGCTTCTCCATGCTCACCGTATCTCCTTCATTCAGCACGCGGTTGTCCTCATCCAGTGAGCGCACGCCCGGTTCCCCGTCGGCATCCTCCAGGTGGTTGCGGTCCACGATGTAGTTGTTCAGCACCTCGTCCGAGGTCAGCGCCTTGTTATAGATACGCACGCTCTTCACGTTCAGGTCGGCACCCGCCGACTTAAATTCCAACTGGCTCTGAATGTCAAAATTCACCTTGTCGAGCCACTTGGAAGCAGCCGACTCTTCACCGTTCACATAGAAACCGATCAGCGTGCGCTGTTCGTTGGTCTGCACGTTCGGATAGAACACGTAGGTAATGCGGATATTCGTACCCGGCTGGAACTTGGTACCCACCGAGTCTTCATAGCGCAGCACCTGTCCGGCATCCATCGCCTCGGTCACCACACCGGTCAGGAACTTGGCCTCTTCCGGAGTCACAATCAGCCCGTACCGGTTGCCGTTGTCCAGCTGCCCCAGGCAGGTGATCAGCTCGGCATCCGTATCCGTCACGTTGGCCGTGCTGTATTCTATCTCCAGCGTCATGCCCACGTCACGGATGGCAAATCCCTCGGGCTTGTCCGCCTCGTTGAAGGGGCGGTAACCGCCGTCAGCGGTCAGGGTCATACCTGCACCACCGGCCAGCAGCAGGCGGTCCTTGTGCCAGCCGCTACCGGCACCATATTCGTTCACGCTCCACAGCACGTCCCGGAACTCCATACGCTTGTCACCGCTCACCCAGCTTGCCGGGTTGTTTTCCGTGTTGCTTCGCCCGAAGGCGTCAAACGTACACACGGCATCCGGTGCCAGCGTGGCTTCAATGTCCGGGTGCGATGTGGTGTTCACCTGCACCTCAAGCACGGCATCGCCGCATGACACACGGTAGTCCAACGGTTCCACGTTCACGTTCGTCCGTCCGTAGCTGCCGGTCTCACCGCGTTGCAGCAGGTCTTCCTTCACCACGCTGCCCCGGTCGGTCACTTTCACACGGGCCGTGTACGCATCGCGGTCATAGCCGGCATACGTGAAGTTCCATGCCGTGAACTGCTCTGCCTCCAGCACCGGGTGTTTCCAGTCACGCTGGAACCCCGCTGCCCGGTGGCTGAACATCAGGCCGGCATACGCTGTCACACCGCCTCCTGCCTTCAGCAGCGTAATGTAATGCACCCGGCTCACCACACCGGAGTTCTCATGCTGCGCGTAGGCTTCCACCACGTTCGTACCCTCCTGCATCTGTGTCAGGGGGATGGTCACGTTCTTCTGCTGCACACCGCTGCCGGCCGAAAGACCGAGGGTAAAGGCCTGTCCGCCGTTCACGCGGTAGTAGATGTTCTTCTCACCGCTCGTGCCCTTGGCAGTAAAGGGGATGTTCACGTCATTTTTATATCCCCCGTCGGCCAGCCCGTTGCCCGCCGAGTAGGTGGTCTCCAGCTCCATGGCCACCATGGTCACCTTGGCCGTGGCCGTCTTCATCAGCGTGCCGTCCTGGTAAGTTGCCTGCGCTTCCACCTGTACGGTATAGGCAGTGGCATCCTTCAGATAGGGCGAAGCGTCAAAGGTATAGCTCTGTCCGGCTGTAACGCCCACAAACTCCGCATCCCGGAACTCACTGATGACGGTCGAACCGCGTTTCACGATTACACGGGCTTTCAGGTCGCTGTAGCCGTCCACCGTACCGCCACCGGCAGTGCCCACACCTACGGAGTATTTCACCACAAAGCCGCTGCCCAGTGCCAGATACTGCGAGGCGGGAAGTCCCGCACCGCCGCTGTCCGTCAGGTCGATGTTCACCACCACCTTGTCATCGTCCGTGTACTTGGAAAAGCGCACTTCCTTCGAGCTCTCGCCGCCCTGGTCGTCCTTCTGCTTGACGGTCATCACGTACTGGGTGCCGTCCTCGCTGTCCTGCACATCCACGTCCGTCACCGTACCCACCATCGCATCGAACACCGTTCCGGATGTAGGAGGTTTCGTCTCGCCGCTCACCAGTTCCTCGGTAGGGGTACGGTTTGACAGTTCCTTCTTCAGGAACGCTTCGATGTCATCGCCTGCATAGGCATGATAGGTGCCGTCCGGCTGTTTCTGATTCCATGGTGTTTCAAGATTCATCGGATGCTCGGTCGCGTTGATGATTCCGCTTATTTTCCTTTTTGCCATAATACTGTCCTTTTATAATAATCATTCATTTATCAGTTTTACTGCTACCGTTCCATGCGTCCGATCCGTTCCACGGCTCGTCGCCTTTCCAGTATCCAAGTCCGAAACAGCTGCTTATCGCAGACCACACCAGTCTTGCCCCGGCATAGACTGCCGACAGGGCACGTTTCCCCACATACGCAGCCGTTATTTCCTTACCGCCTATGGTTATCATCGTCAATCCTCCTCATAAATCAGATACAGCGTATTCGCATCCTTGTCCTGCAGCGCCTCGTAAGCTTCCCCGCTCATCACCTCATGCCGGTAGGCCAGCAGTCTCAGGCTGCCGCCTGTTCCGGTATATACGGCATCACCCAGCAGGTAGAGCTTGTCCGGCAGGATGGCTGTCCGGTCCGCATTCATGAATATGCCGGCAGGAGGCACACCCGCCACATCCCAGTCCCCGTACAGGGTGGAGTCCATGTGGTAGGCGAACTTCCCGGCATCCGCTACATACACTACGCTGCCGCCCGGTTTGGTACTCTTGTCAGGTAAAACGTTGCCTGTTTCCATCCATGAGGAAAAGCGTGCGGTAGCCCCGCCGATGGCTGCTGCCGTAGTCTGTTCCACCTTGGCAGCGGCGTTTTCTGCCTTGGCTGCCGCTTCGTTGGCCTTGGTGGCCGCTTCCGTGGCGGCCTGGGTCTTTTCCTCCAGTCCGGCTACGGCTCCTTCCGCTTTCTTGGCGGCAGCCTCGGCACGGGCGGCGGCATCGCTCGCAGGCTTCCCTATCAGTTCCAGGGGGACGTTCACCATCTTGCCGTCCTTCTCCCCGGGCAGTGATTTCACACCGCTCAGCGAGGTGACGGTCTCCAAGTCCTCCACGCCGGTAGAACTCTGGAGTACACGGTCCAGCACTTCCTGAACCAGTTCTTCTTGTGTCATTTCTGCCATACTCATTCGTTTTTATCGGTTTCTGACCCGCCCAGGATTTCGTTCAGGGCATCTATCACATTGGGAAGACAATAGCGTTCCACCGCCATGTGTATCATCCCGGTTTCCTCTTCGCTGAACTCGGTCTCGCCGGTACTCTCGAAAATCTTGAACGCAAGCCGATGGGCCTTGATGCCACTGACACGCGTATACAGCAAATCGGCTATCTGCTCACGTGCATCGAAAACCTCCCTCGTCTGACGGGTTATTCCGGTGGGAACGCTGAAATTCCTGAAATCTAACTTTTTCATATATATCTGTTTTTTAGGATGAATGATTCAATATCTGGTAACGGAATCCGTCCGCTTTTGTAATAAGTACCGTTACGGAGTCCCCGGATGCCATCTCGTAGTTTTGCAAATCTTCATTGTGGTTATAGATACCTTTTAGTATGATATTCTTTGAACCGGGTCTGACCCTGAACGTGACAATGGCTGCAAAATCGGTAGGCAAGTAACTCATGCCGAACTTGTATGCCACAGAACTTTCCGACGGCAGCGTAACCTCTACCTTACTGTAGTTGGGTTCATTGTAATACATCAAAATGATATTGTGTTGTGAGAAATCCACCGTGTAGTTTCCACTTCCGAAGGTAAGCAGCTTGGCTTTCGTATTGATAAACGCCGGGGCAAGTAATGCCGCATTGCTGCTGATACCGTAGTTCTTCGTACCGCCGGTAACATCTATAAACAATCCATAGTTCGCTTGGTCGAAGCCGTAATTCCCGTATATATTGGGGGCTGAGTTCACGATACGACCGACAGCGGTAAAAGCTCCTCCTGCAGAAGACGGTATCACATCATCACCGAACATCACATATCCTTTGCTGCCGCCGACACGGAAAAAATCATCATAAATGGCAAGACCGCCACCGCTCCCGTGAGAGTCGGCCACAGAACCGATACGGCCGTTCCCTATCTCAAAGCCGCCGATTTTCCCTTTGCTGCTGTCTATCTCTCCGGTAAACTTACCGTTGGTCGTTTCAATGCTGCCGTCTTCCAGTATCTTGAAGTTGCCGTTGGCCGTTACCAGTCCCTCCAGCTGTATATGGTCGGCTGTCAGCTTGATTTTGCTCACGGTATTTCCGTACTCGTCCTCTTCCTCCACGCTCACCCCGATAAGGGCAATCTTTCCTGTATTGTCCTGCGCATACAGACCGGAACCTTCAGGCTTTATGACAAGCCCGGTCTCTTTCAGCGCATTACCGTCCTTGTCGAAGACCGCCGCTGAAATCTTTACCAGCCGGTCGCTCTGTTCGAACAGTGTACGGTACTTATAGGCCAGTGCGTCCGCCTTGTTGGTGCTGAACACCAGCAGCGAAATGTAAATCACGCCCGTAAACGACAGCTTGAAGTCGCCAGTGCCGTTCCAAAGTCCGTCCAACGTGAACATCTTCTCACCGCCAACGGGCAGGTCCTCTTCATGGCCGAACATGTTGAAGTTCTCAAACCCGGTCTTATCAGCGTTCACAAATTCTATTTTCAACCTTCCGGCCTTGATAACCCGGTAGCTGAACGACAGATACACCACGCCGGGCACCCGTTCGCCCTGGCTGTTCGTCTGCCGGTACTCCGGTACCAGCCGGAAGTCCTCCAGTTTCTGCATGATATAGCTGTTCCGGATATAGGCATAAGGCACCTTGCCGTCGGTCCGTATCTCGGCATGGCCGTCCGGCTTCGTACCGTAAGGACCGCCGTTCGCCCAGATCCAGCGTCCGCCCAGGGTGAACAGCGTAGCCTTGCTGCCCGTCTTCCATTTGTCCATGCCGTCGGCAAAACTGCTGTTGTCCAGATAACTCTGTTCTTCGCGTATTTCCTTGCGCAAGCTTTCCACGGCTGAATGGATTTTCCCCTCGGTTATCTCAAACCGCGTCAGGATGTCCTCGCCCGTCATCAACACGAACGTACCCTTCAGCCACACGTTGTCGGCATACAGGCCGTTTCCTTTCGGCTGTTTGTCTGCCGGGAAAGCGCTGCTCCTGATGCCGTCCAGCTTACCCAGCCGGCAACGAAGGCAGCCGTTGAAGTTCTTGGCCTTCACACCGTCCAGAATGTCGATACGGGGCTGCCCGCCCTCCGTGGCCGCAATGGATATAAGGTTCTGCCGGAGCGGGTTTTCGGTGTTGCCCATCAGCACGCACTCATCGCCTGCCTCCGGCTTCACCCCGCCAAACTCGCTTACCGGGACCAGCACACCGCCGGCTATCACCGAAGCCACCTCCACCCAGTATGCTTTTAGTTTCTTACCACCCGTAACCGCACAGCGCATCAGGTCATGGGCCACAAAGCCCGATTCCTGCTCAAACACGATGCGGTAGTTGTCGCCCTGCTTCACCACGTCCTTGATCTTGCCGTTGGCAGCGGACACCACCAGCTGGCCGCACACGCTGCGCACCTTCTCGATCAGCAGTTCCAGCGCCACCAGGCTTTGCCGGGCAGTCACTTTGTCCACCGTCAGGTTTGTCAGTCCGGTCAGCTGGTCAATCCACAGCTGCCAGCCCTCACCGGTCAGCCCGTCCACAAACTCCGTGCTGCGCAGCAGTTCGCGGATCACGGCAGTCAAGTATTCGGCATTGCCCTCACCATCCACGATGCCGCAGGGCTTGCCGCCAGCAGCCTCGCCAAAGCTCACACCCTTCAGGAAGCGGATGGACTCTTTGGCTGTGTCCGGCTGGTTCTTGCTCAGGAACTCTTTCTGGCTGCGCCGGGCGGAAAACAGGTTGTTGTCCGTGGGCAGCGTCTTGTCCCAGCTTCGTATGATGTCCGGAAGGGCAGCGCCTTCCGTCTTTGATTTCGTATAGCTTTTCAGCGCACCGATGCTGTCCGTCACCTTGTCGAACTTGCCCACCTGCAGCGCATCGCTTATCTCGATGTCCATCTGCCCGGGTTCGTTCACCTTGCGGCTGATCTTGGTGATACGGCTCTGACGGTAGCCTTTTTCCGGGAAATACTTCCGGCTCTCCAGCTTCACCCGTCTGCCCACAAACAGGTCTATGCCGTGCTCCTCGATGTATACCGGGTCTGTCGGGGCTTTGTAGGCGGCAATGTCCAGCCAGTGGTCCCGGTTGTACTCGTCCACCGCAACCGCAAACTCCTCTTCGGCCAGCCGGTAATACTCATCCGGCATCCGGATATTCCACAGGATATAGGTGTCGCCTGCTCGGGGCACCAGCTTGCCGCCCGGCAGCTGGGTGTCGTCATCGTAGGGCCAGATGGTGATCAGTTCGAATTCACGTGCCGCGCTGTCGTAGTTCACCTCAAAATAGTGGTCGTCACTCTCCCCGAGTCCGGCCAGGTCGCCTGTCTGGAACGACACACGTTTTGTCTCACCCGCCAGCTCGTACAGGTTGGGGTCAAAGTCCAGTTCCCCGTCCCGGAAATAATAGACGGTGAATTTGTTTCCTTCATCGTCTGCCACCTCCTCGCTGCGAACCGAGCTCACCGTACCGACCCGACGGGGGAAGATGCCGCTGAAAGCATCCTGCTCGTAATGGTCATAGATGCCATATTCCTCCACGCCCTGCTCGATGTACTTCCTGCCGCCGGGAAGCATCAGACGCGGGCTGCCGTATTTCTCCGCATCGATGTTGCGGGTCGAGCCTACCGGGAACAGGCGCGTATAGAATTTGGCCGTGTTGCTCGTATCTCTTTCCAGGGAGGTCAGCCCCTTGCCATAGCCAAGGGTGATTTCTTCCCCGTGTTCGCAGCGGCACACGTTCACAGTCTGCCCCTCAACCCACCATTCCACCTTGCCGCCTGCCTTTTCCGCGATGGCTTTCAGCGCTTCGTCGCAGTACATCCCCTCGTAGTCTATCGTGATCAGCTCCGTACCTTCCACCGTACCCGTCTTCCAGTCAGTAATGTGGCCCATGCCGTTATTGATAGCCTTCACCACCATCGCCACATGCTCGCGGGGCGTGGCCGTCAGGGTAAACAGGGGGTTGGTGTCCCCGTCCGTCGTCTCCAGCACCAGGAACCGCTTGATCAGGCTCTCGATACCGTACAGCTTCAGGTTATACTCCCATTCACCATCGCTCACCTGCTTCGGCGTGTAGCGTTCTGTCAGCCAGTACCGTTCGCCCAGATAGTCCGTGTAGTCGTTCACGTCCAGGGGCAGGAAGGCATAATAGCTGAACGACAGGGAAAGCACATTGTCTCCCTGAACCTCCTTGCTTTGCGTCGAGCTGTCGTTCACGGCCACATCCGCACGCTTGGTTCCGGCTTTATCATATATCGTTAGAAGCATATTCTAATAGCGTTTGAATGGTTATATAATCGGTTTCGGTTCCCGGAACTTTACCCGGAACTTTCCGGCATGCACACCTTCCGTCCACAGATAGGTCAGCGGGGTGAACTTCGTACAGTCGGCATACTTCACCCGCAGCTGCAGATCCAGCTGGGGGAAACGGATCTCCAGCCAGCCGTCCTTCCCTTGCTTCAGGAAATTCACAAAGGCAAAGTACTGCTTCATCCAGCCTGCCTGGGTCTTGTTGTAAAGCGCAAAATGCAGCGTCACGTCACGCGCTTCATTCCGTGGGGTCAGCACGGGGCTGTATTTTTCCCCGTGCTCTTCCCGTATGTCCACAGCCGTATCCTTCTTGGCCTTGCTCGGGGTCAGGATGGCCGTCAGGTTCTCCATGCCCCCGCGCCGGTCTTCCACCAGGAACACGCCGTATTCCGTCCAGATGTCCGTGCCGTTCACCAGCACCAGTCCGCTCAGTATATTGCCCATATCACTTCACTTTTAGTCCGTCACGTATCATTTTCTTTATCACTTCCTTCAGTTCGCCCAGGTGTCCGGCGCTCACACCGGTGTTCTCGGCTATCCGGGCCAGATGCCCTTCAGCCGTGTCCATCTTCTCCACCACGCTTTCCAGCCGGTCGTCCATGCTGCTCCAGTGCTGCAGCCCGCCGGTGAACATGCCCTCCAGCTTCGTGCCCTGGTCCTGCGTCATGGCCGTAAAGCCGCCCGCTTTCGCACTTTGGCTCGTACCGCCCTGCTGCGTCTTGTCATAACCGGTGGCTGCCGCCAGGTTGTCACGCAGGGCAAGGGCTTCATCCATATACTGCATGTACTCTTCCATCAGCGCGTTCCGTTCCGCCTCGGTCAGTTCGTTGTCCTCCATGGCCTTGCCGAACTTCTCCCACCAGCCTTTCAGTTTGTCGCTGTACATCTCACCGATCTTGTTGCTCAGCATCGCCCGCATGAAGTACTCGGATATATCCTCCGCCGCATCCTTGGCACCGTACTTCATGTTCATCAGGTTGTCGATGAAGCTGCTGTACATACCGTCGAACGAAATGCCCGTCAGCCCTTCATACAGCTGGTCGGTCAGTTCCTCCAGCTTGCCGGCCTGGTCTATGTAGTCATCCAGTTTCTCGGTCAGTCGCCCGCCATAGCCTCCCTTACCGGTATTCTGGATTTGCGTCCACATATCCACGTTGCTGCGCAGTGCCTTCATTTCCTCCGGGCTCAGGCTCCACAGGTTCCCGTCCCACCGGCGGCCGATCTGTCCGCTCAGTTTGTCTATCTGTGCCTGGTTGAAACCGCCCCAGTAGTAGTTCCAGCTGTGGTGACTTCCGCTGTAGCGTGCCTGTTCCTTTGCTATCTGCAGATAGTTTGCATTCGTTTCTTTCTGGTATTTGTAAGCATCCCGGTAAGCTTCCACCGATTTTGTCCCCTTGCTTGCCTTAATGGTATCGGTCAGGTCTTCGATGGAAGTCTGCAGTTTCTCGTTCCGGTCCGTAAGACGGTCTATAGCCGCCTGCACTTCCCTGGCGTTCCCGCCGATGCCGAACAGTTTGTTGAAACCTCCGAAAGACACCGTGTTCAGCAGTCCTCCGATACCATTCACAAGGGAACCGCCTATCTGTTTGAACAGGTCTCCGCTGAGGATATTGTCGAGTATTCCGGTTATCGCATTGAAAATGGTATCTATCAATGATGAGATAATCGGGCCAATACCGTCTTTCAGCAAATCCAGTATGGAGAGAATGGCCGATATGATCTGCCCGATGACTCCGGCACTTGACAGGGTTTCGGACATCCGGCTGATGGCATCGCCGACCTTGCCTCCGATATTCAGTTTTGAAAGACCGGTAAGCATGTTCTGGATTCCTTCAAATGATCCCTGCAAGGTTCCGCTCGCAAAGCCGTGCAACCCGTCGGATACCATGTTCAACCCGTCAACCGTGTCCCGGGAGGCACTTTTCACCTCCCCGGCAAGCGCCTTCATTTCAGAGGTGGCGTTCAGGTATTCTTCGTCAGCTGAAACGCTGGACGATTGGGCCGTTTGAAGAGCGATTTTGGTACGTTCTATTTCTGCCTGGTTACCGCTTTCAAGAGCCTTGTTGTAATCGGTCTGCGCCGCTTTTAACCGGGCGAATGCCGCTTCCTGCTGCAGTTCCGCATTTTGCACGCGTGTTACGGCATCCCCCAAAGCGTGCATCTGCGTTTGCAGCCGGGCAAAATCCAATGTCCCGTTGCCACCGGGGAGCATGCTTTGAATACGTTCAATGGCATCGTAAACGACCTGCTGGTCTGCGGCTCCCGTTTTTTTGAACTCATCCGTCTTGACATACTGTTTAAGTTCGCCAAGCAGGTTCTTCATCTGGTCTGCAAGCAGACCGGTCAAATCCCCGAACGCTGCTCCCCAGTCTATCTTCTGGGTAAGGGCTTCCATGTCCACTTTGTGCACAGCCGCATCACGCTGCTTCTCCAAAGTCAGCCTTTCGCCCTGGGACTGTGCCTTGCGGATTTTCTCGGCATATTCTTCAGCGATGGCCAGTTTCTGCTGCTGGAAGGTCCCGTATTCCTTCAGATAGTCACGCATGGCTTCCGCCTCTTCCCTGTACACGTCCGTCTCCGCTTTTTTCCGGGACGCGGTGTTTGAGGCACGGGCTTTTTCAAGTTCATCCTGTTGCTCCCGGGTAAGTCCGTTATCTCCGGTGGAAAGGCCGGCTTCCTTGTTCTCACGCTTCCAGTCGGTTTCCTGCCGGTTTATCTCTTCTTTCCGGGCGTTATAGTCATATTCGATTTGTGCCAGTTTCTTTTCGGTACCGGCTTGCATACGGTCTATCTCTTCCTTCCGGTTCTCGGCCTGCAGGGCGGCAAGATCCTGCGCCAGCCTGCGCTCTGTGGCAAGTCGTTGCCTGGCTTCCGCTTCCGGATTCTTTCCGGGCTGTTTGGGGTCGATATGCCCACCGATATTTCCTTTTTTGGCTGCTTCTGCGGCTTTTTTTACCTCTTCTTCCGCTTTTTTCAGATAACCGTCGCGTTTGTTTTCGGCATTTTTCAACAGTATGTCATAAGCTTCCTGATCATGTTTCTTGATGGCAGCCTGTGCATCATAGAACTGCCCGGATTCTGCCATGCTTGACTGCATGATATATTGTCCCCATTTCCCGAAAAAACCCATGGCGCTTTCCGCCTCTTCCGGTTTCTGCGCCTTGATTTTATTCACCTCTTCATCGGCTTCTGCAGCTTTTTTTACAAGGTTCTGGACATTG